GTTCTATTTCCCTCATTGAACCTAAGCATACAATCAAAATCATATATTATCATATAATTCCTTAATCTTTTTGGCTCTACTATTCCTCTTTCTGTAAGATGTCTTAAAACATCAACAGTAGTTGGCTCACTCCATCTTTTTTTTATTTCAGATTCAGCTAACAAAATATACTCGTAAACTATATCAGACTTATTTTGCCTAGACATTAGATTTAGATTTTTTAGATTTTTTGGTTTTGCCTGTAATCTCTTTAAATTCATCTAACTTTGCTAATCTTTGACTAGAAATAAAATCAGCTATATTATGAAAGAATTTACAAACTGAGTCCCTGCAACCTTTACAGGAAATTTCCTGTTTTATATTTGGGAAGTGTTCTGCCCATAGTCTAAAAAATAAACCTAACGCTGCATTGTTATACAGGTTATGTAACCCAATATCTGCCTTATTTGACTTAGCCATTTGAACGATTAAATCTTTTTTTTCTTCTGTGTAACCTTTAATTATTGAGCTGTAGTCCATATTATTATTATTTAATTATTACTCTTTCCATTTATCCAAAGGACACTCTCCGAAATACTCTTTAGTAAGAGTTGCTTTAGCATCTAAGAAGCAACTGCACTTTCCACACCTTGCTCCCTTAGTCCATTTAGGATATTTTAACATTGCGAAATTTCTATAAAAGTCGCATTTTTTACAGGTATCTATTCTATCTTTCTTTACTTTTTTACTAACAAACATTTGTTTATTTTTTTAATTATTAAATAGTTGCATTAGCCTCAAGAATCCCTACTGTTCTTTGGCTATTAGTTATATCTGATTCAACCACAAATACCCTTTGTGAATTTCTATCCTGATTTAAACCTGAAGTAAATTGTTGATTAGCAAACTGAGGGCTATTTAGTAAGCCTCCATCAGCAAACTTAACACCCCCTCCTGCTGCGTTCATTTGAGATAACTGACCCCTATACATAGCTGTGCTTTTTTTATTGATTACAGCCTCTCCTCCTTCCAATTCAACCACCCTACCACCTACTGCAAACTTCTCTCCACCTTGTGCGTGTGATTTGCCTTGCACCATTCCTCCGTTAGCAAATTTACCATCACTAATTAATCCTCCAACCTCATACTTGCCTTCTACTATTCCACCATCTGCAAATGAACCCATTATCTTAGATAATAATGCTAATGTAGCAATGACTGCAATAAGATTCAAAGGAAATGGTAGTTTAGCCTGACCTGCAGCACCTGATGCTATTTTTGGCCCTATACTAATAGTTTCTGCTGCTGTGTTTGCAAATATTAAAGGAGTTTGAACTGCTATTGCTGCCGATTCGGATATTATTGCCCCTGTCTTACCAACCTTAGCTATTGTACTTAAATTCTCTTTTAAAGTTGTTATGGTAGAAATTATATTTGCCGCTTCAGATATAGCGTTACCCACCTCTTTTACTGCATTTAATCTCTCATTATCCCCTGCTAATGTTGTTAATGCACTACCAACTCCACCATAAGCCGAAATCTGCTCTTGCATTAGTTGTTTTTGTTTCTCATTAACATCAACATTATTTGCAAGAATACCATTGTTAATATCAATCAATTCCAAAGCACCTTTTTCGTATAAACCCTTTCTTGCCATTAGGTAATCAAATTCCAAAGAAAGCATACGATTATCAAACTCTATCTTATTCATCATAGTAGTTGATTGCTCTAATTCAAGAGCAAGAACCTTATCATTAAATTCTTCTTTAAGAAGCCTTTCCTTTTCGGATGAGTTTATTTTTGTTAATTGAAGCTCAAGTGTTAGTAATTTTTTCTGTATTTCTATCCCTTCTTTTCCTAATCTCTCCTGCTCTGTTAGAAGCTTAAACTCATCTTCTAGTAATTCTTTGTTTATCTTGTTTACATTGATTTGGTAAACAAGTAAACTATCTACCTTATCTATGTAACTTTCTTGTGCTATATTTAAGTCATCATTAGCTAAATCCCTTCTGTCTTGTAATTCTTCTGCTCTGAATTGAGCGTTCTGCTTTCTTATTAAATCATTCATCTTAATATTAGCTGCAGTTATGCCTTCATCCTTATTATTTTCTTGGTCTAAATAGTCTTGCACTCCATCAATATTAGCCTGTAGTAATGCCTTTTGATATGCCTTTTCCTCTAGTAATAATTTTGATAACCCCTCCTTTCTTATTGATATCTTCTCGTTCATTTCAAACTGAGCTGACTTCTTTTGATTCTTTCCTTCTTCTGTTTCAGGTTCTAAATCAGCTAAAGCATCTTCTAATTTAAAATCTCCTATATCAAGCTTACTTGCAGCTTTTTCTATTGAATTTGTTAATAATGTAGTTTGCTTATCTATATAATTTTCTCCACTTGCATCAATTAAAGTACCTAGAGTTAAGCTGTACTTATCCATTATTCCTAGTATAATTTTATTTGCCTTCTCAGTAGGAGTATCTCCACCAAAGAAGCCAACTATTTCGTGCATCCACATCCCAAAACCACCCTGAACATCTTTAACTCTTTTAATAAATCCAATAATAGCTTCATCTGACTTTCCTCCACCCATAGCTTTGTTAAGTTCTGCTATAGCTTGTTCTGCATTTACTTTAGTCTTTATTATCTGTGTTTCTTGCTCTAGAAATAATTTAGCCAATGCATTTTCCCCTACTTTTTTAGTAAGTTTATTCATTGCAGTAATAACATCTTCAGTTTTATCCTTAACAGATAATAACTCATCCCCCTCTAATTTAAGCTCTTTATTTAGATTTTGGATTGCTCTTGTTTCTATATTTTTAGCTTCTTTTAGTTTATATGCATTTTCTGCACTTTCATCCATCAGCTTACCTTCAGAGTTTAATAATCTGTTTTGTACCTTTCTTGATTCAATTAATTTTCTTTCCCACTCATCTAAGGTTTTTACTTTACTCTGTAAATCTTTAGTTGATTTTGAAACACCATCTGTAAAATTAATGGCATCTTGAGCAGATTCGTTAAAAGAATTCATATAGAAAACTAAGTCAATAACTGCTAATACTAACAGTCCTACTCCTGTCTTAGCCATAGCCTTACCGAATGACCTCATTGCTACCGTAGCCTTACCTGTAACTAAAGTAACTGCTTCCATTCCAAACGCTTGTAAATACAAAAGACCTGTCATTGCTTTTGTAGCTACACCTGCTGCAATTATACCTATCTTATAAGAAAGGAATAATGCTACTCCCTTCTTTATTATGTTTCCAAGAGTAATCAAACCATCAGTAAATTTCTTTACAGAACCTTCATTTTCTACAAATGAATTCATGAGTTTAGCCATATTAGCTACTGTCTTGGTAAGAGCTTTACCAAAGTTTTTCATAACGCTAATAGAAACTCCTTCAACTGCAGATTTGAATTTTAAGAAAGCACCCTGCAATGTATCTCCAACCATATCTGCCATTCTATCCCCCTCCCCTGTAGCTAGAAGAAGATTATCTCTAAGTGTAGCAATATCATCAGAACCCTCTAACATAGTAGAAAACGCAGCTACCTGTCTAATATCCATAAAACCAAGAACATCAGTAAGGTCAGTACCCTCATCTTGTAGTCCTTTAAATGCTATTAACATTTCATCTAAATTTGTTATCGTATGACCTAATGTTTTGGATAACTTTGATGAAGGGTCTTGCATTTTAAGGAATATATTCCTTAAAGATGTACCTGCAATAGAAGCCTCAATACCTGTATCAGAAAGCTTACCCATAATAGCAGCGACTTCCTCTATTTCAAATCCTGCCATAGCTGCAATAGGAGCAACCTTAGTCATACTTGTATTCCACTTCTCAATATCTAATGCTGAACTTGAAAACGCAACAGCCATAACATCTACAACTCTACCTGCCTCACTAGCATCTAATTGAAATCCCCTGATAGAAGCACCTGCCACCTGAGCAGCTCTAGCTAAATCGGTTCCTGTTGCAGTAGCTAAATCAAGAGTTGCCTCAGTAGCATCTAGTATCTCTTGTGCTGTAAATCCTAATTTAGAATATGCTAATTGTAATTCTCCAACTTGTGTAGCAGTAAAGAATGTTGAACGACCTAAATCCTCTGCTGATTTTGTTAGTGCTGAAAATTCTGATTCTGTTGCACCTGAAACTGCATTGACTTTAGCCATAACAAATTCAAAGTCAGAAAATGTACTTACAACTGAACTAACAACTCTGTTTATAGCTCTAAAAGCACCAACTACAATACCAATAGCAGCAGCACCTTTGATAAATTGCTTTGCCATTCCATTAGATGATTTAGTAATATCTTTTGTAGACTTATTGGCACCTGCCATATCCTTATTAAGATTCCTCAATGTTTTTGAGTTTTCTTTTATTGCCTTTGCTCTTTCTTTGTATGCTTTTGCACTTGCTTTAGACTGAAATTGTCCTGTTTTAGATTCTTTTTCTTGTTTTTTCTGCTCTGCTCTTAACTCTTTTAATCCCTTTTTTAAGTCAGCAATCTTTTTAATGTCTTTGATTACTACCTCTATCGCTACCTTACTTTTTAATGCCATAATTTTATTTTAGCTTATCGTTAATTGTATTGCCTTACTTTGTCCTTCTTCTCCTATTACTACATCTATCTGCTTTAATATCTCATCTTCTACCATTTGATTTATTCCCATTGAATCTGCAATTCCAAAAGCATAATCTATAAAGCCTGTTCTTCTTGGTGCAACAAGTAAACCACCTGCTGTGTAGTAATTTTCTCTTAATTCCTCTGTTACACTCCAAATTCTTTGCTTAGAGAAGTCTAGCCCTTTTAATTGAGTCCAAGCTTTAATATCTTCAAAGGTAACATCAGGCACTCTACTCTTTCCATCATTAACCAACCACATATATTCAGTATCATTTACAACATCCATATATAAATTACCTCCCCTTTCAGAAACAATAGTTTTAAAAGATGAATATAGTTTTCTTGAGGCAATATGCTCCTGAAATACAAGTTCTGTTTGAAGCAAATCAATGTAAAATTCTCCTGCAGTTTTTAATGCTTTGTCTATTACTTTATATGCTGACATTTCCTATATTCCGTTAAATTTTTTAGGCAAATTAAATGCATTAGGGTTGCTTACTGTGTTGTCATATCTATTTCTAGCCACACTAATTGTATTTAACTTAAAGTCATCTAGGGTAGCTTGATTATCTATAGTTTCAATAATAGTTGTAAATTTAGCGTTTATATCATGACAAGTTGATGAAACTTCTTTTATTGATATACTGCTTAAAGAAGCAACTGTATTGCCATTGCTATTTATAGTGAAACCATCATTCTGATTAAGGACTATAAAAGTATCTTCATAAGTCCCATTGTTTGATGAGGTTAAAATAGGTCTTGGTGGATTAGTATTATGGGAACGACCAAATTTCAACTCTATTGAGCCGCTTGTAATATTTAAGCCTTCTATTACTAATTTGTAGGTTTTACCTATTTCAAAAATACTTCCAACTTGTGTACAGGCTGAATAAACTGTACCTCTCTCTGTTTTTATTAGTCTACTATTTAAATTCAGACCTTTACTTAAAAAAAAGCCTCCTGCTGATGATACACTCCAACCATTAAGATTAGTAGCCGTTAAAAAATTTCCATTTATAATTAAATCAGCACCTTCTGATGCTCCTCTTTTTATAGAAACCATAACTCCTTCTTTCGCAGGTATTTTATATGTTTTATCTCCAACCTTAGAGTCTGTAGAGCCATCTATAGATAACACATTACTATTAGATGAAGCATTAAAAACAAATGTTTGCCTAAATAATAAATTTATCGCAGTAGAAGTAACTCCTATTGATGATGATTTTTTCCAAACACTTAATATAAATGATTCTTCCCCACACTCAGCTCCATTATTAGTATTTATAAATCCATTAATGC